ACGTGGGTGCCTGGTTGGAATAACGCGACGTTCGTTAACGGCATCGCGGCGGCTACAGTCGCATCGGTTGCAGGCACTACCCCTATTGGCGGACCTGTATTTGTTCTTACAGGTACTAACGCCATTACGGGTTGGACTGTAGCATCCGGCAACGCGATTGGTTTCAACTCAACACTCGTCGGAGGCGGATGTTTTTACGTTCTGCCTTCAGGCGTGTTTACGTGGACAGCGGCTGGTAATATCTCGGTTGCTGGAACGGATACGACGGCAGGAACAATTGTTTCCTTCTGTTGGAATCCGACCACATTGAAATGGGACCCGAGCAGAATCTCGTAGTACAAATCCAGGTACGGGAGCCGTATTGCCTTACGGTGCGGCTCCCGGAACCGCTAAAGGAGAAAATGAAATGGCAAACGGAATAGCAGAGGCAGTTTTCCTAGAAGATCGGCTCAGTGAAGCGCTGGGGTATCACGACGGCGTGGACAGGTTCCAGCGAACGCAGCCGGCGGTTCCAGCGTCGATGCACAATCACATTTATGCGGTCGATCCGCGCCAGCCGGGACGCGGCAAGATTTATATTCCAGTTCAGTATCAGTTCCAGGAATATCCGAAGATGGTCTATAAGCCGCGATTCGTTCCTTCGCGCGAAATTGCTAAGTCGCTCGACGCAATCGTGCATTGCAAAGATAACGCAAAGAGGCAGGATTTGTGGGACAAGTTCATGGACGTTCTGACCGAGGTTGAGTTAGATATCGACTTCCGGCAGCTTTCGCTTCCTTCGGCTGTTCCTGATCCTACGGCTACGCGACTCCTGAAGCGCACGCTAGTGCTTCAGGTTCAGGCTGCTGAGATCGAGTCTTGGAAAGCGAAAAACAACACCAAGACGCACGCGGAGTACAAATTATTCATTGATACGAACCTGAACACAACCGTGCAAAGCAAGACGGAAGAGAAGGCGCTTGGCGCAGGCTGGTTTTTTTCGCCAGATTGCAATCCGGGAACTGAGGTTAATAAGGCCAATTAATGCCAATCAGTTCTCCATCGACACCTCCTGTAGGAGTGCCGTGTTTAACAAACGCGGCACTTGACTACATTACGTCCGCGCTTACAGCGTGCGGCTCGCAGTCAGCTGGCGAGCCTGTGAGCGCCGGCGATGCGCAGAGCGGGCTATGCATTCTTAATCAAATGATGGACATGTGGAATTCGATGCAGCTGATGATTTTTACGATTCAGCGGCTCGTGTTTCCGTTGAATGTGGGACAGCAAACGTACACGGTAGGGATTGGCGGAGACTTTAACATCCCGCGTCCTCCGCGCATCGAAAAGTACGGCATCATCACAAATCCGACTGCCACGCAACAACTCGAAATACCGATTGATGATTTGACGGTCGAGGAGTGGCGCGAAATTCCGGTTAAAGCCATTCCTGCTGGTTTGTGTTTGGCTGTTTGGGATGATAATAATTTCCCTCTTCGCACGTTGAATTATTGGCCGATTCCTTCCGCTAATATTTCGGCAACTATTTATCCATGGATTCAGCTTACGACGTTTCCTGATCTCGTGACGCAGTTTACGTTTCCTCCAGCATATGCCGAGTGCATCAAATACAACTTAGCGTATAGGTTCGGGATTGAGTTCCCTGGAGACATGGACCGCATGCCGCTGATTAAAGATATGGCGGATAAAGCGCTCGACCAGGTGAAGGCGTTCAATACTAACCCTGCCGATCTGAGTTGCGCTGAGCTGGACGCGATGAGCACAAATCGTGGCTACTATAATTTCTATGCCGACGTTGCCGCGCCGTTTGGCCGCAGAAGGTGGCGCTAGGTGGCGCGCTTTGGCTTCTGTGGCGCTTCGTTCCCTGGGCTATCGCCCAACGTCAATGCCGAGGACTGCATTAATTTGTTCCCCGAGATACCAGACGGCGCGGCGAAAACTGCTATGTCGCTGCTCCCAACTCCTGGGCTTAAAGTGTTTGCGTCGGTTCCAGGAGCTGCCGACGTGCGCGGTGAGTTCTCTGTGCTGAGCAACCCAACTCCAGCAACTCCTGGTCGGTACTTCGCGGCAATTGGCACGCAGCTTTATCAGGTAAACGCCAATGGGACACTTACTGCATACGCTCAAGTTATTGTTGACGACGGCCAGCCCGTTTACTTTGCTGCTGGTCCTAATGGTAGTGCTGGTGGCGGTGTATGGCAGCTTTTGTTTTGCAGCGGCGGCACTGCTTATGTTCTCGATCTTACAGCGGTTCCGCCGGCTGGTATTACGGTACTTCCGGCGGCGGACTTCAATAATTCCTCGCCGGTAAGCCAGGTCGCGTACTGCGATGGGTTCTTTGTGGCGCTACTGGCTGGCACGAATCAGTTCCAAGTTTCAGCGCTTCTGAACGCGCTCGATTGGACGAGCCTGAACGCTCCTGGAGCTGCTGGCATTTCGGTCTTTACTGATAACGTTCTGGCGATGCAGCCGAACGATAGGCTGCTTTTCTTCTCAGGTCCAAAGGAAAGCGTTTGGTACTACAACTCAGGAGATCCGAATTTCCCGTTCACAGTGATTCAGGGTTCTGAGATTGATGAAGGAACGATTGCCTCGAACAGTTTTGCGCGTGCGGCAAACGATGTGTTCTTTCTTGGCGGCGATGAACGCGGGGCTGGAATCGTGCGCCGCATGACAGGCTATACTCCGGTCAGGATCAGCAATTTCGCGGTTGAGCTGTCGATTCAGCAGATGTCTACGTTCTCTGACGCAATTGGGTGGTCCGAACAGGATCGCGGCCACACATTCTACGTGTTGTATTTCCCGACTGGAAACATGACGTGGGTTTACGACCTTACGACGCAGCAATGGCACAAGCGGCTTTTCTGGAACGAGCAGCTTGGACGTTACGACGCGCATCTCGGTCGCTGCCACATGTATGCGTTCGGGAAACATCTCGTTGGAGCACGCAATAGCGGAATTATCTACGACATGTCGCAAAACTATTTTGATGATGCCGGTACGCCGCTGCGCCGATTGCGCCGCGCGCCGCATATCTCTACAGAGCAGCACTGGGAGTTTCACAAGTTCTTACAGATCGACGTTGAGGCTGGGATTGGCACAGTTCTTGACACGCTCGGCAATCCGCGAGAGCCGCAGCTGTATATTCGCTGGTCAGATGATGGCGGGCATATTTGGAGTAACTATCATATCGTTGGATGCGGGCAAACGGGGGACTATAGAAGGCGTGCCGTGATTCGCAGGCTGGGAAAGTCGCGGGACCGCATTTACGAAGTTACGTGCGACGATCCTATTTCGTGGCGCTTTGTGGATGCGTACCTCGAAGCGAATCCATCGTTCAAGAAAACCGAGTCGTTGAAAGCGAACTACCGCAAAATGGGGATCGCATCATAATGGCCGTGCGCTTCACTTTCGGAAAAACGCCGACGCAATCGTCGCGCGTGCCTACGGAGACTCCATTCCACGATAAAGGGTCGCTCTCTGGCGTCAGTCAGCCGTGGATTAGGCACTTTCAGTCGATGCAGGCGCAGATGCCGTTTAATCCTTTTGCAGTAGCGGCGGCTCTATCGCCATTGACTGTAGACTCGATCCATAACGTGTTGCTGATCAACGCTGGCGGTGGTTTTACCGTACAACTTGGGCCGTCGAAGAGCGCGCCGTTCAGTTTTTACACTGTGACGAATGTTTCCGGCGGAGGAGCTATAACTATCCTTCCGAGTGGAACGGATACGATTAATGGCCTAGCGTCGTTGACGCAGACTGCTACGCAATGGCGTACGACGTTCCTAATTCCTGACGGCAAGACGAATTGGGTTGCGTTCTCGATAGCGGGTGGTGGCTAAAATGGCGTCATTTCTTCTTGGTGGAATAGGGTCGCTTATCGGTGGACTGTTCGGCATGGGTGCGACTGCGAAGGCGGCTAAGGCCGATCAACAGGCCGGGAACACGATTGCCACTGCTGGAAAGAACGCTCAGAACTTTACGCAACAGGAGCTTGCGGCAAGCACTGGAGAATTGAATCCTTACGTAAGTGCTGGACAGAATGCATTTAGCTCTGTTGGCAGTTTAATGCAGGACGCTCAACGCGGGCAAGGTCCGTTAGCTTCTTGGACAGGTCAGTTTCAAGCACCAACGGCAGCGCAGGCTGAAGCAACTCC